AGTACAAACTGTTGGACAATTACAAGGTATGCAAGCTCAAAGAGCTGCATTAGCAAGAGAAAATTATAGAATTGCAGCAGAATCAAGATTAGCTGCATTAAGAGCATTAGAAGCTGAAAATCAAAGACGACAACAAGCTGAAGAAGAATTAGCTAACAATGCAGCATTTCAATCTATTGCTGGATATTCAGATGATAGTATGAGTTTTTTAAATATTAATAAACAAGTATCAAAAAATATGAATAAAGATGTTGCGGATATTAGACTGATGGGAAAAGTTGTAGATACAAAATATAGCAGCATGATGTTTGAAAATAGAATGAAAGAAAGAGATTTAGTTTTTGGTGGTTATACTTCTGTTATTGCAGAATTAACAAGTGGTTATGCAACATATAAATATATGAAAGGAAATAAACAACCATCAATTAATCAAACATATACATATAATAGTAAAGGGCGGACTAATTATCCGTATGGATTATAATGGCATTAACTAGAGGAAAAAAAGAAACATCAGTTACTCCTAGTTCAATAGCTAGCAGAATGGGAGTAGTTCCTACTTATGGTGGTGATTGGTTAGCAACAGCTGCTGAAAGCATTGGTAAAAATTTAGATGTTCAAACTAAACGTATTGCTACTATGGAAGAAGAAAAATGGAAAGCACAATTTAGTATTGATACTTATAAAGCAATAAATGATTTTGCTATGCAAAATAGAATGAATCCAAATGGATTTACTAAAAGTGTAGATCCTTATGTTTCTGAATTAGTAAATCAAGTACCAAATAAATATAAAGGTTGGGCAAAACAATATGCTGGTATGATGGCTGCAAGAGAAGGACAGCAAATAATTAACAGACATTATAATGCACAACAAGCAGAATTAATAAAATTAAATCAAGATGGCAATCAAGTATGGCTTGATAATAATTTAAGAAACTTAGAACAAACTCCTTATGCAGAATGGGATAATCAAATGTTTAGTAGTGTGTTAGCTGAATTTTCAGAAAAAGCAGTTTCTTATGAAAATATGTATAATTCATTAGATCCACAATTTAGAAGTGGATTAGATTCTCCTGAAATATGGAAAAGAAAACATCAAATAGCTTTTGAAGGTGCAAGATTAAATTCAAAAAATAGAGCATTATTAGAAGCTGCACAAATATTAGATAAAGAATATTTATTGCAAGCAGATTTAAATGGTGATGGATTTTACCAAAAAGAATTTATTGGAAAAAAACAAGAAAAAACAAATGTTGAAATTGCATTAAATCAAATTAAAAAAAATATGAAAGAATATATTAATAATCCTGATGTAGATAATCTTGATGGATTTAGTACATTAACTAATACAACAAATGAAGAAAGAATAGGGTTACAAGAAAATGCAATAAGTTATGTAGATAATATGCATAATGAAATGACAACAGAACAAAACAATATTAAAAATGGAATTGCTGCTACATATAATAGAAATATAAATGCTATGGAAGCAAGTGCTAATAAACCATATACAGCGTATACTAATGAAGAATTAACAAGAAGTTTAAATGCTATTGATGCAACAACAGAAGATAGAGAAAGAATTATAACAGCAAATACTAAAAGTAATATTATAGGTGCTTTAAGTAAAATACTTTACACTTCTGATACTGACACAACTCAAATTATGTATAAAAATAAAGATTATAATTTAGGTAAATATAATAAAAGTTGGATAGGAACAATAGGTAGAATAAGAGAATTAATGTTAGCTGAAGGAATACCTGAAAGTGAAATTAATGAAGCTGATATTAAAAATCAAATTATAGAACAACATATTTATGATATGACAGGTAAAACGTCAGATGGATTATCATTAGAATATGATTTTGCTATGATGAATAATGAAGAAGCTATGGAAGGTGATTTTTATAAATTAAAACAATATGCAATAAATATGGGAATAGTACCTCCAGTATTAACAAGATATATAACAGAAAATTTAAACAATCCTTTAAATTTAGAAAAAGAAGGTAATAGAGATACTCTTGTAGAAATAGCTAGTATGGTAAAATCGTTAAAAGAAGATGTACCTTCGGTTAAAGGTATGTCAATAGAAGGTTTATCTTCTGAAGATGAAATGTTGCTTACTGAA